GTAGGTGACATAGAGTGTGATGGTTTGCTTTATGATGCCAGTGTTATTCATTGTATGGTCAATTATGACATCGACAATAACCACTGGTACATATCGCACACCGGAGACTCTGACATTAGGCTACCTAAGAATTCTACACTTCTTAGTTTCTTAAAACATAGGCAGTTAATTGAAAGTGCCGAGGAATTAATTTATCACAACGGTATGGGATATGATTTCCCTGTAATGGAGAAGTTACTCAGACTGCCGGTAGATTCAATGGTTGATAGGATTACCGATACGTTCATACTATCTTCACTGTTTTACCCCGACCGACAGTGGGGGCATAGCTTGGCAGGTTGGGGTAGGGTTATGAGTTTCCATAAGGGAGACTTCCATGAGTTTGATAAGTTCTCACAAGAGATGCTTGACTACTGTCTGCAAGATGTGAGAGTGACGAGGAGAATATACGATGAATTACTTTGGGAAATGGAACACGGCTATCAAGGTAGAACACAACATAGCTCTGATTCAGGCAAGGCAGGAATTAACAGGGGTGCTGTTCGATACTGATCTGGCGTATGATCTGTGTGCTGAGATAGATGACGAGATGGAGTGCATTAACCACAAGGTCATACAACTCGTACCACCCACCGCATCACAGCATGGTGTTGTAGTTGAAGCACCGTTCAAGAAGAATGGTCAGCTTAAGAAATTGGTATGGGATTGGTATGGTGACAAAGCTCCTAATGTTGGTGGTGCTTTCACTCGTATACGTTGGATACCGATGAACCTGAATTCAAGTCCACAAGTCAAGGATTACCTCTTATCTGAGGGGTGGATTCCTACACAGTGGAACATGAAGGATGGCGAGAAGATGTCACCGAAGCTTACTGAGGACTCGTTTGATTCTATTCAATCTGAGATACCGAAGATGATAGCTAGGTACAACATTCTGAAACACCGGAGGAATTCTATACTCAACATCAAGAACCCACATGAGAAAGGTTGGATTGCATTGTTGAGGGATGACGGTAGGCTTGAGGCTAAGTCCATGCCACAGGCTACCAATACCGGAAGGTACAGACACAGCATTGTTGTGAACGTACCTAAGGCTTCCGATAAGGTTGTCTACGGTAAGGAGATGCGTTCTCTGTTCAGAGTGCCTGAAGGTAAACTGATGCTAGGTTGCGATGCTTCAGCACTTGAGGCTAGGATGGAGGCTCATTATTGTTATAACTATACTGGAGGTAAGGCATATGCTTACGAGTTGATTGATGGTGATATTCACGCCAAGAATGCTGTACTATTTGGCACTGACCGAGATGGTGCGAAAGCTCCCAAGTATGCGATGACCTACGGAGCGCAACCACCCAAGATTGCTGAGACACTAGGCATACCCATATGGGAGGCCAAGAGGCTGTACGATGCGTTCTGGGATGGTAACACCGCACTGGCTGAGTTCAGGGATCATGTGACAAGGGTATGGGATGAGAGAGGATACCTGTACGGTCTTGATGGTCGTAAGATATTCATCAGATCAAAACATGCAATCGTCAATGCCATGTTTCAGTCCGGTGGATCTATTGTGGTGAAGGTTGCTACGTTGTTCCTGAACAAGTGGATCAGGGAGCGTAAACTGGATGCACATCAGATCTTGCATATGCATGACGAGTTCCAGTTTGAGATAAGACCTGAAGATGAGGAGGAGATTACGGAACTTGCACTGGAAGCTTTTGTCAAATCAGGAGAATTCCTTAAGGTTAGTGTACCAATCATCGGTGATGTTAAGGTTGGTAGGAATTGGTGTGAAACTCACTAGAAAGTTGTTGACTTTTACTAATCAACTGTGCTATAATATAGGCTCAGTTTGCAAATTTACTTAGGAGAGATAATATGTCTGTTATTGCAATCGAAACTTTGAAGGGTGTTGAGACTAAATGGGTTTGGGCTACTGCTCCGAATCAGTTTGGTAAGTTGTCACTGACTGTCCTACCTAATCATGAGCAACAGCGTGTACTGGAATCACACGGCTTGAAGCTCAAGAAAGACAAGGAAGGTAACCTGATGTACAGCTTCACCCAGAGTCCTACCAAACGTGATGGTTCGCCTAATCCTATGCGTATCTATGATCGTTTTGGTAGTGAGTTCGAGGGTCTTGTACCTAACGGTGCTAAGATGGATATTGAATTCACGGTATCTGAGTGGAACGTATCTGGCAGATCAGGTGTTAAGGCTTATGTGCGTGGTGCTAAGGTTCTAGGTGATGTCAAACCTGTCAGTGGTTCTAGTCTGTCGTTTGATACACCGGCTGACGATACACCATTCTAAGCCATGAAGGTCTGTGAAGAGTGCAAGGTATCTTTCATCCCAAGTGGTGCAAACCAGAAGTATTGCCAACCATGCGGGGTGGAGATGAGGAAGCTAAGGAATCGTGATTGGATGCGTAAGAAGAGGAGTGAAGACGATTGGCTGAAAGAACCTGTAAGCTTACAGGAACGGCTACATGGTCTTCAGAACTGGGGTGGGTATCCTTACCCTAGTAATACTTTTGACGTATACATGGACGATTTCAACGGTGACTATTACCTCGACTCTTTCACAGAACTAGATTTTAATGAGGTGGATGAAGATGACTAAAGTGGATGACCTCGATGGAGACAAATTGGATGCTTGGGTTTTCAGAGCGTTGGGATACGTTATTGAGAGGTACGGAGATGCTAAGGATAGGATGCTTCCAACTTGGTTTTATTCAGACAAGGACTTTTACGCAAGGATGCAACCACCTCACCATTTTTGTTTCTGCATAAAGGAGTACACACCTAGGTACTGGGCGCATATGTCTCAACTGATTGAAGCCTGTAATATTAACTTCTTCCTTGAAAGAACTGATGAAGGTTATCTGGCTGTTGTTGAAGATGGTGGTGGTGTAGGTACTGATTGTTGCTCTGGCTCTGTTGCACTTGAACGAGCTATTGTCAGATCTAAATTCGGAGATGAGGTAAACGAAGATGAGTTATTCAGCAGACGAGCTGAGAAGTGGAGGGGAGTTCGACCCTTTCAAAGAGAACCTGTCTAACCTGATAAGGCTTGTTGAGTTTAACATAGCTAGGTTGAACCGGATACAAGATAACTTTATGGAATTATCAGAGGCTCTTGAAGCCATGAGAGATCATTATGAAAACGATAAACACACTGATAGATGACATCTACAACGTACTTGACAAAGGTGCTGAACCTACCGAGAAATACGTTAAAGAGTTGTCTGATAATCTATCGAAGATTATCGCTGATACAATCCGTAACTACCAGAAAGAGCGTAAAGGTACACTGCGTATGTCCAATGTAGGTAGACCTTGCACTCGTCAATTGTGGTATGAGGCTAATGGTGAGAAGGGTGAAGATCTTCCTCCACCACTTAAGCTTCGATTCATGTACGGTAATGTCGTTGAAGAGATCCTTCTATACCTTGCAAAAGAAGCGGGTCACACCGTAACGCATGAGCAGGAAGAGGTAGAGCTTCATGGCATTAAGGGTCATATGGATGCCGTAATCGATGATGTGGTAGTTGATGTTAAGAGTGCCAGTTCATATGCATTCAACAAGTTCAAGGATGGTACACTGGCTGACAACGATTCGTTTGGATACATTGCACAGATCAGCGGATATGCCAAGGCTCTGAACAAGAACCAAGGTGCATTTCTTGCAATGGATAAGAACTCTGGAGAGCTTGCACTGCTTAAGGTCAATACGGATATTATAGACATTGATGAAAAGGTTAAGACAGTGAAGGCATTGGTGAATTCACCTGAGCTTCCATCTCGTTCATTCCGTCCTGAACCTGATGGTATGTCTGGTAATATGAAGCTAGGTAGTTCCTGTCGTTACTGCGGATTCAAGCGTAGCTGTTACCCTGAAGTGAGGGCTTTCAAATACTCCAACGGTATGAAGTATCTTACCAAGGTTGTGAAAGTTCCTAATGTTGAAGAGGTAAAGGACTTTTGAATAACTGGGTGAATCTAACTGGGATCGATCTTGACACTAACCTCGATGACTTGCTTGGTTTCATATACCTTATCGAGTTAGATAATGGAGGGTATTACGTTGGCAGAAAGCAATTCTGGAGTAAGCGAGGAAGGAGTTGGGTCGATTCAGGGTGGCGAGACTACATCGGTTCGTCTAAGGAACTCCTTAGAGATGTTGAAAGCGGAGCTGCCTGCATTACTAAACGCAGTATACTATCAGCATTCACTTCTAAGTCAGCTATCAGGTTCGCAGAGGCAGTTGCAATCATTTTATCTGGATCTTATCTTGACCGAGATAATGGATACAATTGGTCATTTGAGGGATGCAGAGGATTTATTAAATACACTGGAAGGGATGAAGAACAGATGATCAACCTCTTCAACTTCTTCCTTGGAGGAAACTATGAGAATTGTTGTTATACCGGATACTCAGGTAAAGCCAAACCAAAGCGTACAGCATCTTGAATGGGTTGGTAAGTACATTGTAGATAAGAAGCCTGACGTTGTAGTTCATATAGGTGATCACTGGGATATGCCTAGTCTCAGTTCATACGATGTTGGTAAGAAGTCATTTGAAGGGAGGAGATATGTAGAGGATATTAAGGCAGGTAATGAAGCAATGGATGTTCTTCTAAAGCCTTTGAAGTCTATGCAACGTAGACAGAAGAACAATAAAAAGAAAGTGTATACCCCACGCTTGGTATTCACTATCGGTAACCATGAAGATAGAATAAGGAGAGCTATAGAGAATGATGCAAAGCTTGATGGTCTTCTGAAGACTGAAGACTTTAACCTGAGTGATTGGGAAGTTCACCCTTTCCTGCAGCCTGTGATAATTGAAGGGGTAGCTTTCTGTCACTACTTTACTTCTGGCGTAATGGGTAAGCCAGTTACAAGTGCAAGGGCTTTACTTACAAAGAAGATGATGTCATGTGTTATGGGTCATGTTCAGGATAGGGATATAGCCTACGCAAAGCGAGGTGATGGCAAATACCTCACTGGTCTATTCTCTGGTATCTGCTACAGACATGATGAGGATTATCTGAATCCTCAGACTAATGGTTCTTGGTCTGGAGTTTGGATGTTGAATGAAGTGGAAGATGGTCACTTTGACGAACTTCCTGTAAGCTTACGGTATTTGGAGGAAAACTATGGATAACTCGGTTCACTCAATATCCTTCTTTGAAGATGGTGGAATCAGTCTGACGATAGATCAGTTTCACGGTGATGATACATTGAGAAGCTTCGTAATGGTGCTGTACTACTTGATAGCAACTGATGATGATGTTCTGTATGATGCAATCGGCTCTGTTGATTTTGATGAAGTATCGGACTTCTTTAATAGTATGTCTGAAGGTAAGGAGTTACACTGATGGATGTAGATATTTATCAAGAGTTCACCAGATCAACAATTGGTTATCCTATAGATAGGGAGGGTCAGTATTTAACGGCAGGTATCATTGGTGAAGTCGGCGAGTTTATGAGTGCCGCCGCAAAGTATCATAGGGGTGATTATGGTTCTGAAGAGTTTTTAAAGAGAGCAAAGGGAGAGCTTGGTGACATCATGTGGTTTGTCGCTAGGCTCTCCGATTACTACGGTTGGCCTATGTCAGAGATACTTATACACAATAGGGATAAGTTAATTGATAGGCAGAATAGAGATGTTATAAAAGGTGATGGAGACTTCAGATGATTCTAATATATGATGATAGTGTTATGCAACATCCTGTTGATATACCTTGGGTGAAAGAGTCGGACTTCATCAGTATCTTCAGAGCAATGGTTGAGCATGACATACTTGCGAGTGAGGTTGTTTCTCTTATTGAGATATATAAGGAGGCTGTTGATGAATTCGAGAAAGAGTAAAGCAATAAGACGATTAGCTAGGTTTATGGCTGTACAGTATGTTAAGGATCGTCTGTTGTCTGAAGAGATGTGCGAAGGCAAGTCAGATAAGGAGTTAGTCAAGGCAGTACCTACTCATGGCTACTTCCGATCTGAAAGAACTATACGAGTTGGTTATACTTCACTTCGTTGGTTCATCAAACAGTTGAAGAAAAGACCTGAGAGTACTTATCAGGAATTACTGGAGAGGGCTAAGATATGAAACAAGTCGGTGGTACTCACTACGAAGTTATGGGGATCGAACCTATAGAGTACATTCTGTCAAACGGACTTGGGTATTGTGAAGGTAATGTTATTAAGTATGTAAGCAGGTACAAGAACAAGAATGGTCTTGAAGATCTGCTTAAGGCTCGTAGCTACATTGATTTTCTGATTGAGGAGTATAACGGTGAGCGATGAGGTATGTGTATTGGATCATGGCATTGTTCGCCTTGTGGATTGGATGGGTAATGATCTATCCATCGTTAGGAACGCAAGGGTATCTTACGATGCCGAATGGAGAGCAGGTGAGGATTCAGGGTCAGACAAGCGGCTGATCAAGTACCTCTGGAAGAATGGGCATACAAGTCCTTTTGAATCCTGCTCTGTTACTTTTGAAATCAAAGCTCCTATCTTCGTACTACGTCAGTGGATGCGGCATAGGACACAGAGTTACAATGAGGTATCTGCAAGGTATAGGGAACTTCCTCTTGAGTTTTATCTACCGGATGAAGGATCTATCACAACGCAGAGTACAGATAATAAGCAGATGCGTACAGATGAAGTACACAAGAACGCAAAGGAACTTCGAGACTTGATGCGTATGTGTAATGAAGGTTCTCTTGCTGTATACCATAAGCTTATTGAAGAGGGATGCCCTAGAGAGTTAGCAAGATCTGTAATGCCTGTTAGTACCTACAGTCATATGTTTGCAACCGCCAACCTTCTTAACTGGATGAAGTTCCTGAAAGAGAGACTGCACCCCTCATCACAGTACGAGATAAGAGTTTATGCGGAGGTTATAGAGGCTTTTCTCCGCACATTATACCCAACAGCTATGGAGGCATTTAATGGATCTAACTGATTTTGCAAGAGATACGCTGAATGATCGTTACCTGCAACGACATGACACTTGCCCTGAAGATGCCTTCAGACGAGCGTGTACAGCTTTTGCAGATGATGAAGAACACGCTAACCGTATGTTCAAGTATACAACTAACTTCTGGATGACTCTGGCTACACCTACGTTATCTAATGCACCTTACCGTAAGACCTACGGTGGGTTCTCAGAGGAGTATTTCGATGGGGAGTCGATTGGATTACCTATCAGTTGCTTCCTGAACTATGTACCAGATTCTCGTCAAGGCTTGGCAAGTCACTACGAGGAGAATATATGGTTAGCCAGTAATGGAGGTGGTATCGGTGGATACTGGGGTCATGTTCGTTCTGATGGGGCTAGTACTTCTTCCGGTAGTGTTAGTACTGGCTCCATACCTTTTATGCATGTGGTGGACTCTCAAATGCTTGCCTTTAATCAAGGGAAGACTAGAAGGGGGTCATACGCCGCATACATGGATATATCGCATCCTGAGATCATTGAATTTATTGAAATGCGAAAACCAACCGGAGGTGATGTTAATCGTAAGTGCCTTAATCTACATCACGGTATTAACATTACTGACGACTTTATGGATTTAGTTGAGGAGGCTTTAAATGGCAGTAACCCTACTTGGAATCTTGTTGACCCTAACAGTGGTCATGTGGTCAGCACTGTTCCTGTTAAGCTTTTGTGGGAAAAGATCATCAACACTAGGGCCACAACGGGAGAACCCTATCTGCATTTCATTGATACTTCAAATAAGAGATTACCTGAAGGTCAACGCAATAAGGGTTTACGAATCTTGCAGTCTAACCTGTGTTCTGAGATTACACTTCCTACTGGAACCGATAGAACGGCTGTATGTTGTTTGGCTTCACTTAACCTCGAAAATTGGGATGAGTGGAAGTCTGACGTTAATTTCATTCCTGATGTTGTTAGGTATCTTGATAATGTACTTGAGTACTTTATTCTGAATGCAGAGAACATGCCTAAGGCTGTCTACAGCGCATCTCAGGAGAGATCTATTGGCATAGGTACGTTGGGTTTCCATGCACTGTTACAACGGCGTGGAGTGCCATTCGAGAGCGCACTGGCTACAAGCTTGAACTTGCAGATATTTAAACACATTAAGGAGGAAGCTGTACGTGGGTCATACACATTGGCGATTGAGAGAGGCGAAGCACCTGATGTGGTCGGTAGTGGGCTTCGTAATGCTCACCTTCTCAGCATTGCTCCTAATGCCAGTTCTAGTATTATTGCCAATACTTCTCCTAGTGTGGAGCCTTGGAAAGCTAATGCATTCACTCACAAGACACTATCAGGCAGTTATCTGGTTAAGAATAAGTATCTTGAGAGATTACTTGAAGATAAGGGCATGAATACTAAGGAGGTGTGGAAGGGTATTATTTCAAACGGTGGAAGTGTACAGCATCTTAAGGAGCTTGACGACTATGAGCGTGATACCTTTAAAACAGCAGACGAGATCGATCAACGGTGGATCATTGACCATGCATCAGATAGGCAGGCTTTTATCTGTCAAAGTCAATCCATCAACATCTTCATCCCCTATGGGATGGACATTAAGGACTTCAGCCACTTGCATGTTAGAGCATGGAAGAAGGGACTCAAGACCTTATACTACTGTCGTTCAGCACCTGCTCGTAGGGCAGAGAACCTGAACCAGAAGGTTGAACGTATGTACCTTACAGAGAATGAATGTTTAAGTTGCGAGGCTTGATATGAAGATAGAGATAGACGATGACTATGCAGACAAGTTGGTGAAGGAGATTCTTGAATATAATGTAGGTGTCTATGAGAAGATGCTTGCAGGTGATGGACTCTACTACCCTGTAAAGTACCCTGACAAGTCTAAAGACTTAAAGTATATAGAGGAGTTGGTAAGTGCATATAAGTTAGTT